TCAATACAGTTGCTCCACCGATTGGAATAAAGACACCAGTCGAGCTTGGAGATGAAGGCGACGGAATCTTTAAGATGCATCATGAATTAGGCTCTCAAATAAAAGATAATTTATTAAATTTGATCCTCACTAATCACAATGAGAGATTGAATTTTCCTGATTTTGGAGCCAACTTAAAACCTTTGCTACATGAACTCGCAACTGAAAATGGCGACCAGGAAGCGATGGCGAGAATTCAATCTGCTGTCTCAAAATATATGCCATTTGTTATACTTGAGAATTTTATTACAACTCCTGAAGATTCAGGACTTTCGGCAACTGCAAAGATTAAGATGGTGATTACTTATTCTGTACCTCGTGCCAATATCAGAAATCAAACAATTGGCATAACATTTAATTTCTCTGGATAAAAAATGGCCGGCGACCAACAACTAAAGAATGCTAGAAATAGGAACTATGTCGCAAAGGACTTCGATAGTTTTCGTGCTGACCTCCTGAAATATGCAAGGACATACTTTGGAGATAAAATACAGGACTTCTCTGAAGCCAGTCTAGGAGGGTTGCTATTAGACATGGCCGCGTCTGTGTCTGATATGAATTCTTTTTACCTTGATCATCAGTTTAGGGAACTCTCGTGGTCGACTGTTGTTGAACCGACAAATCTGGCAAGAATGATTCAGGAAGCTGGAATAAAAGTATCAGGAGCATCTCCTGCAGTTGTCACTGTCTCTATGTTTATAGAAGTTCCAGCAAAATTAGTGGGAACATCATATCTTCCTGATGAAGATACCCTTCCGCTGATCAAGCAGGGAACTCAGCTAACGTCGAGGTCAGGAATTTCATTTGCAATTACTGAAGACGTCAATTTTCTTGAGAAGAATCGTCTTGGAAATCTTCGTGCCAGTTATGTGATTGGGGAAGTCGATGCCTCTGGGAACCCGCTGACGTTTGTTTTGAAACGAGACGTTGTTTGTGTTTCAGGACAGATTATATCAGAGTCATTTAACGTCAATAGCAACCCACAGCCGTTTTTTAATATCTCTTTGTCAAACTCAGATGTGAATGAAATTCTTAATGTTACCGATTCAGACGGAAACCAATATTATGAAGTTCAAAATCTGAGCCAGGACACAGTCTTCAAGACTTTTCCAAATATGTCATCCGACTCTGAGGAAGTTCCAAGATCAATTGAAGTAGTATCAGCTCCCAGACGATTTGTGACAATCGCCGATGCTCTTACCAGGATTACATCGCTTCAATTTGGAAGTGGAAACGCGTTGACAGTCGAAGATGACTCAATTCCAGACCCTGAGACGCTAACTCTCCCGCTTTATGGAAAAACGACACTCGATAGATTCTCAATTGACCCTAATTCTCTATTACAAACAAAAACATTAGGAATTTTACCCTACAATACAACTTTGACAATCACATACAGGTTTGGTGGAGGTCTATCTCATAACGTATCATCAAAATCGATTAGAGGGATCCAAACTTTAAACATTGAGTTTCCTGATAGTTGTCCAGCTAATATAGCTAGCTCTATTAGAGCATCTTTAGATGTTAGGAATGATTCACCTGCTGCTGGCGGAGCATCGGCTCCAACTCTAGAAGATTTAAGGGCTCAAATACCTGTTGTTAGAAGCCAACAAAGCAGGATCGTGACAAAAGAAGACCTCATCTCAAGAATCTACACGCTTCCAGCCAAATTGGGTAAAGTGTATAGAGCAGGTACACGTCCGAATCCAGACAATCCACTCTCTAGCCAACTTTTTATCTGTTCAAAAGACAGCAATGGGTTTTTGACAACTTGTCCTGATACTTTGAAGAAAAATCTGAGAGTATATCTGAACGAGTTTAGGTTAATAAGCGATGCAATCGACATTTTGGACACAAGAATCATTAATTTCAGAGTCAAGTTCTCAATTTTTGTCAATCCTAACTCTAATAAATCGACCACACTTCAACTGGTTATTTCCAGGTTAATTGATCTTCTTGATATTGGAAAGTTTCAAATTGACCAACCGATCCTTATTTCTGACGTACAGAATGTTATCATCAACACCCCTGGAGTTCTCACTCTGGTCGACCTAAAGTTTGAGAATCTGGTTGGCGAAATTTTAGGAAGGACATACTCAAGCGTGAGCCATAATATCAATCAATACACTAAGAGAGGGGTCATTTACGGCCAACCGGGTAGCATATTCGAATTAAGATATCCACAGCAAGACGTAATTGGGACGGCACTCTAATGTATATCATCACAACAGCCTCGGCTGATACATACATCACAAATAAAATTATTGATGGCCGAAGGACGGAAGATGCCAATGTCGGACGGGCTGGTACATTGGACCTGTTCAAATTGTATGATGAGACAGTCTCTGGTTCATCAGGCGGTCATTACGAGTTATCGAGACTGCTAGTGAAGTTTGACCTATCACGGCTTGTTAGTCTTTCGTCTGGAACATTTAATGTCAATTCGAATGATTTCAACGCAAAAATTAGATTGCAATCTGTTGACACAAACTTACCGACTCCTAGAGACTTTACGGTTTCAGTTTTTCCACTAGCAAAGTCATTCGATGAAGGCGACGGTAGAGACGTCTCTGCTTTTACTGATATTGACGCCTCGAATTACCTAAGTTCATCGACTGGAATCTTATGGTCTATGTCAGGCGCATATGCCACAGGAGCAGTAGGCGATTCTGGAATTGATTACTACGCATCAGGAAACTTACAGGACGGGCTGGGGTTACGAAGTCTAGAATCAACACAAAGATTTGAGATAGGAAATGAGGACCTTCTAGTTGATGTGACAGATATTATCTCTGCATCAATTGGAAACGTCATGTCGAATAATGGTTTTATCATTGCATTCACTTCTAGCCAAGAGACCGACACAACATCGAGATTTGTCAAGAGATTTGCTTCTCGTCATGTTACTCAGCATGCTCTGCGCCCGAGATTAGAAGTTAGCTTTAACGATTCAATATTCGATTCTCATGCTGCGGCTTATTTTGATTCATCTGGC